ATCAACTAAACTTCCTGGAGCAGGGGGTGGTGGTGGTGGTGGTGGTGGCTCTGCACCTGAGGTCCCACAATCAATGGGTGCATTAACACCAAACATGGAGGCAATAGATCAACCCACTTTATCAGGTGCTAATGATTCACAACCTGTACAAGCATTTGTTGTAGAAAGTAATATTTCAAATGCTCAAGCACTACAACAAGAACTAGATACACAGGCAACCATATAAACAAAATAACCAATTTTATATTTATAGATGTTATGGCAAAGAAAAAACTTATAGAACTAATAATAGACGAAACAGCAGACCACTTTGGTGTTGACGCAATAAGCGTTGTCAAGTTTCCTGCGATAGAACAGAATTTCGTCTATTTCAATAATGACTTTTTATCACTTGCAAAAGTAGATGAAGAGAAAAAACAACTAATTGGAGCAATTCTTATTCCCGATAAAAAGATTCCTAGACTCGACAAGGAAACCAACGAGGAGTACGATGTGTTCTTTACTAAAGAAACTATTAAACAAGCCCAGAAGCTGTTTATGTCTAGTTTAAACAATAATAATCACACTCTTGAACACAAAGAGCCTGTACAAGGATTAACTGTCGTAGAATCGTGGATTAAAGAAGACAAGAAATATGACAAGTCTAATATGTATGGTTTCTCTAGCTTACCTATAGGAACTTGGTTTGTTCAAGTAAGTGCTGAGAATAATGCAGAAATATGGGATGCAATCAAAAACAAAGAAGTCAGAGGGTTTAGTATTGAAGGATATTTCACCGATAAATTAATAGAAGCATCTAAAAGCAAAGATATATTAGATGAAGTTTGTGAAGATTGTCCTGATGAGGTAATGATGGGTAAAATAAAAGATATTATTCTAGAAAATGAATTAAGACCTGTAGGAGCTTTAGATGGTGAGCCTTTATTTAGAACAAGAGAAGAAGCTGAGTTATATGCTGAAATGTTTAAAGGTTGTTCAGGTAGTCACCCACATAGTTTAGATGGTGTAAGATTATTTATGCCTTGTTCTGACCATGCTAGTGCTACAATGCGAGAAGAACACGCAGAAACAGGAAAGAAGAAAAGAAAGAGAAAATACAAAATGTTAGAATATGTTGCTTATGCTAAAAAGAAAGCTATGCTTAAATATTCTTGGGATGATTGTATGAGAGATCAAATGAAGGAATATGGCAATAAAGAAACTGCTGCCAAAGTATGTGCTGCCATCAAAAATAAGACAGTTAAATACTCAAAGAAATAAACAAATTAAACACCTTTATATTTATTAATGTTATGGGAACTATAGAAAAAATCTTAAATATCTTAAAAATGAAAAATGAACCTAAATCTTATAGCGTAAAATTCTACGCTGAAATGAAACTAGAGGATGGTCGTATACTTGCTACAGAAGATGAGCAGTTTATGATTGGCTCTAAAGTTTTTGCTGTCGGTGATGATGGTGAGGCTAGTCCATTAGAAGCAGGAAGCTACACTATGGAGAATGGTAATAAAATGACAATCGGTGATTCATCTGAAATCCTAGACCTAGGAGAAGAGAAAGAAGCTGAGGATGTTGAAGCATCTGAAGAAGAACTTTCTGAAGAAGTAGCTGATGAGTCTACTGAAGAAACTACTGAAGATTCCAAAGAGAAAGAGTTAGCTGAAGAAGCTGATGTTGCTGATTGGAAAGGAATGGAAATAAGAATCAAGAATTTAGAGGATGCTGTAGCTGATTTAAAAGCTGACAAAGTAGAAGCATCTGCTGAATTGTCTAAAGAAGAAGAGGAAAAGACAGAAATGTCTAGCGAAGTTATGGGGGAACTTATGACACAAGTTGAAGAACTTAAAAACAAAATAGTTGAATTAAGTGGCGAACCTGCAACAGAAGGTATAGCTTACAATCCTGAAGGGGAAAGTTTTAGTTCAACTGTTGATTTAGCGAAACTGTCACCAATGGAGAGGACAGCATATTACATTAACAATAAATAATAAATAAAATGGCGAATAAAATTCAATTATCAAAAAAGCGTGAATTTGACATTACCGTAAATGGTGATACTTATGCAGGTGTACACGCAATGCCTTATGTGACTGCTGCCTTGAGAAGTCCTGACACAGTTGCAAAAGGTTACGTAAGAATCTTAGATGGTTTAACAAAAAGTGCAGTAATTAACAATATAGCTTGTGCTAATCCTATTGTTGCTGCTGCTTGTAGTTTCTCAAGTGGAAACGATACATCAACTTCTGAGCAAGTTCTTTCATTAACTGACCTTAAAGTAAATGAAGAAATTTGTAGAGGAACAATCTTCCCAACTTGGATGGGACAGGGAATGGACAGAAATGGTAACTTACCACAAGCATTTTCTGACTTCTTGCTACAAGTTGTTGCGGGAAAAGCTGCTGCTCAATTAGAAATAGGAATATGGCAAGGATCTTCTCCTTTCGGAGTTGGTTTCTTATCTGATGATGGTACTCAAGATGAGGCAGGTGCTGACGCTTCTGCTTGTAAAGATTTTAGTGAAGTTGATTTCGCTGATGCTTTAGCTGCTGCTGATATCTTAACTGATATGGCTTCAGTATATAATACTGCTGCTTCTGATATCTCAGGAATACTTACAAAGCCAGGTGTTGGTTTCTATATGAATAATAAAACTTATGGATTCTACATTCAAGCATTAGCTTCTGCGGGTTCTAATCAAGGACAGATTTCAGGATTAGGTTTTGATGCAAAAGCTGATACTGCAACTTATTTCGGATACCCAATCTACAGATGCCCAGGAATGTTCAACGATACTATCCTTTTCACTTATCCTGAAAACTTAGTATTTGGAACTAACCTAGCAACTGATTGGACTGAAGCTCGATTGATTCCAACTTATGAATATGATGGTTCTGACAATGTAAGAGTTGTTATGAACTTCGCTGTTGGAGTACAAACTGCTGTAGCAACAGATGGTGTTTACGGTTCAACTGTTTGGACATAATATATACTTTAAATGGGGAGTTGAAATATACTCCCCTTTTATTTAACTTTTAATAAATAAATAATTATGGCTTGTGATATAACAAGAGGACGATTAATAGACTGTAAAGATCAGATTGGTGGTTTAAAAGCCATCTATATTTGTAAAGCATATAACAATAACATTTCTGCTGTTGCAATTATTAATACTACTGAAATGACTACGGCAGGGTTTGCAACTTGGTCGGCACATACAGGTAGTAAAACTATAGTATTTAAGTATGACTTAGTGCCTAATCTATCTAGTATGACTGTAAATGTAAACTCAGATAATGCTAATGGAACAACATTCTTTAACCAAACGCTATCAGTAACTCTACAAAAGATTGACCACGATATGACTAATGAGCTTAGACTTATGGCATACTCAAGAGCTCAAATTTTTGTACAAGATGAAAATGACAATGTATTTTTATTAGGAATTGATGGTGGTTGTCACGTTACGGGTGGTACTGTTATTACAGGAACTGCTAAAGGTGACTTAACAGGATACACTTTAGAATGGGGTGCAGAAGAAAAAAATGCTTTAATACAGTTACCTGCAAGTGCGGGAGCTGCTACAGCTAAATTTCCATTTGATGGGTTAGCTGATGAAGCAGACTTAACAATTACAGTTGGAACTTAATCGTTACTCTATATAGATAAAGAAAGGGGTTTTTTGCCCCTTTTTTTGTACACTAAAAAACAATAATTAAAAATTTATATTTATAGTAAAATACTATGGCTTGGAAATTAAAAAAAGAGTGGGAAGGTAAAAGCATTGATAACATTAATATCCCACTAGACGACTTAACACAAAAGCAAATAAGTGGACTTAATGAGAGTGTTAGGAATAGTTTGTTTATAGAAGATAAACCTAAAAAGAAAAAGAAAGTTGATTCAATTAGTGAGGAAAAGTAGTGGTACTTATAATGTATGTACTTTTAAAGTAGATATATTTGATAAATTTGTCGATAGAAGAGTAAGCGGGACTGGACTTCCATTTACACCACTCTGTGTACTAACTAGCCAATACACTAAAAAATCTTACAACTTTATAATAGGTGGGTTTGATTTTACTTATGGTGAAGGTATTAATTGGGATAATAGAGAAAGGTATGTAGAAATGCAAATAAGAGTATGTACAGCAAAAGAATGTGCAGAAGGTACAGGTACTACTAACAATCCTCTTTGGGGGAATTTATTTTTTGGCAATGAGAATTATCCTTATGGACTTTATGATATGACCATATATGAAAACAATATAAGTTTTAATACTGTTCCCGCTAATGCAATAGGGGTTGTGTATCAAGGAATTGCAAATGTTAGTAGTGAAGAAGTGCCTGAAGTAACTTATGAAAAGTATAATGATAATGACACCGATAATAGTTCGGTATATATAACAGCAGGATAATATGTTTCAAGATACAATAGAAAATAGCACAGGTTTTGGCAAAGGCATTGATATGAGAGCTAATTTTGCTGATAAATTAACTGTTGAACCCACTATTGGTAGTGTAGTTATATCAGGTGTGACTTATTGGTTTTTGCAAAATCCTTTTCTTATGTTTAAGATGACTAGCCAATTCACAAATAAAACAAAAGTTGCTGCCATTGGTTCTTATCCTATTTATGCAAATTCATCTACAGGAACAGAGTTAGATTGGAAAAGACAACTTAAAGCTAACTTTTCTTATACTACAGGTGGAGTGGGAACGGAAGATTTAACAGATGGCAAAGTTCACGTTGCTACAGATGAATTTCCACTAGGATTTTATGATATTACAATATATGAGAATAAAACTTCTTTTAACGACAATAATTTAGCAAATGCTACAGCTACATTATTTAATGGGGTTTTAAATTTAAAAGGAAATACATCAGATACTGCTAATAATATGGAATCAGTACAATATGTGGATTATACAAGTAACGATACAGAAACACAATCTGTATATATAACTTTTTGAAATGATACAGTTTAAATTAAGAGCAAACAGTTTAGAAGCCTTTTCAAATTCATTTGATGTAAATTTGTATGATAAATTTAATGACAAAGTTAATATACACCGTCCGTTGATAACTTTTAAAAGTCAATTTACAGATAATTCAAAAACTGTATCAGCTAATATAGTATCTACTGACAAAGAAAGATATATGAGGCTTGGGGTTACAACAGCACAGGCAGCAGGATTTGAAAATTTACCTAACGGAGTGATTCAATTAGGAACAACAAATTTTCCATTGGGTTTTTATGATGCAACTATATATGAAAATACATCAACAGAAAACATGGACACAACAGGATTAAATATAGTATATTATGGAGTAATGAACTTAGAAATTACTGAAGGTGCAGTAGAGCCGTCTGTACCACCTGTAGTATATAATGAATACACAACTAATGACACAGATACCGAAGCTGTATATGTAACATCAGCAGGTGCTTATTAAAAAGAATATTATGAATTTAAATTTAGTTAAATTATCACATTACAACATTCCACACTTAGTAGAAAATCCTAATCAAGATTGGGTTAGCTTTGGAGAGGATAATCTATATCCTAATTATATACTAGACTTATTCCTTGGAAGTGCTATCAATGGTGCTTTAGTAAAGTCTATAGGGGCAATGATCTATGGTGAAGGACTAGCTGCCACTAATGCAGATGAGAACACAGACACTAAGGAGTCTTATTTACGCTTAACAGAACTATTACACAATTCTGATGATGATGTATTAAAAGACCTTGCAATGGATTTAAAGCTATTTGGTGGGTGTTATGTAAATATAATATGGTCAAGAGATAGAAGCCGTATTGCTAAGATGGCTCATATACCTGCTCAATATATAAGAAGTGGTAAAATGATTGATGGTGAAATAGACACTTATTACTATAGTGCTAATTGGGCAAAATATAAAAAATCAGAATATAGACCGAGAGCTTATGCTTCTTTTAATACAGAAGATAGAACACAGGCAAGTCAAATCTTAATGATTAGAGATAAAAACCCTGCTTTATTTTATGGTTTTGCTCCAGATTATGTTGCTGCTACTGATTGGATACAAATGGAATTAGAGATTGCTCAGTTTCATTTATCTAACATTACAAGTGGAATGACACCATCTATGCACGTTGGATTTAGCAATGGAGTACCTACCGAAGAGGAAAGACGTACTATAGAAAGACAATTAAATTCCAAGTTTGCGGGGAGTGGCAATGCAGGAAAGATACTAATAACTTTCAATGATGGTAAAGAAACAGCTCCTGTAATAGAACCTATCCAAATGAATGATGCACAATCAGCTTGGGAAGGAATGTCCAAACAGGCAGTAACACAAATTTTAGCAGGTCACAGAGTAACATCACCAATATTATTTGGTATACGTTCCGAAGGTGGTGGCTTGGGTAATAATGCTGATGAATTACGAGATGCTTACAGTTTATTTAACAATACTGTGGTTATTCCCTTCCAAAACACGCTTTTAAAGGGTTTAGAGAAGATATTTAGAGTTAATGATATAAACCTTGATTTGTACTTTAAATCGCTTAAACCTGCTGATTTCATTGATTTAGAAGTTACTAAAACACAAAGTGAAGAAGACCAAGAGAAAGAAGGTGTATCAAAAGAAGACATAGATACTGAAGATTTAGTAGAAATGTCAGATGATGATTTAAATGGACTTTTGGAAGATTTAAAAGGCGAACAAATTGATTTAGATGAATGGGAAGTAGTAGATGAGCAAGAAGAAGGTGTTATAGAAGATTATGAAGAATGGGCAGATGACCTTATTAG